TGTTGAGAAAAAGGAAAGAGAATTAGAAGGAGTTCGTAGATCAGGTAGAAACGAAGATGTATTTAGATTAGTTGAATGCCATGTCAATCTTGACCTTGAAGGGTTTGAAGATAAAGATGACACAGGCGATATGACAGGAATTAAATTACCTTACATTGTAACAATCGATGAAGGTTCAAGAAAAGTTTTATCTATTAAAAGAAACTTCAAAGCAGACGATCCACTAAAACTAAAAATCCAATATTTTGTCCATTTCAAATTTCTTCCAGGACTTGGGTTTTACGGTTTTGGTTTGATCCATATGATTGGTGGCCTCTCTCGAACAGCGACAACTGCGCTACGCCAATTACTTGATGCGGGTACGTTATCCAATCTACCCGCCGGGTTTAAACAAAGAGGGATTCGTGTACAAGATCAAGCACAATCCATACAACCAGGAGAATTTAGAGATGTCGATGCTCCAGGTGGAAACATTAGAGATGCATTTATGCCTCTACCTTTCAAAGAACCATCGGCAACATTATTACAACTAATGGGAATAGTTGTCCAAGCAGGACAAAGATTTGCATCTATTGCTGATATGGCTGTGGGTGATGGTAATCAACAGGCTGCAGTTGGTACAACGGTTGCTCTTTTAGAAAGAGGTTCTCGTGTAATGTCAGCTATTCATAAAAGATTATACGTTGGATTAAAACAAGAATTCAAATTACTTGCACATATTTTTAAAACTTACTTACCAAATGAATATCCTTACGATGTAGTGGGTGCACAAAGAACAGTTAAGGTTCAAGACTTCGATGATAAGATTGATATTATCCCGGTCGCTGATCCTAATATCTTTTCTCAAACTCAAAGAATTAGTGTTGCTCAAACAGAATTACAATTAGCACAATCAAACCCTGGAATGCATAACTTATACGAAGCGTATAAACATATGTATCAAGCGATTGGTGTTAAAGATATTAATTTAATATTACCACCGCCACAACCACCTGTACCAACAGATCCTGTTACAGAAAACATGATGGCTTTAGCGGGTAAACCTTTTCAAGCTTTTCCAAAACAAGACCATAGAGCTCACATTGATTGTCACTTAGCATTCATGGGAACGAACATGGCAAGAAACAATCCCATGATCCTTGGTGCTTTGGAAAAGAATATTTTTGAACATATTAATTTGATGGCTCAAGAACAAGTTGAATTAGAATTTAGAGATGAGTTCGTTAGGTTCCAGGAAATACAACAGAATCCTGCAGCTGTTCAACAGAACCCACAATTACAACAAGTCTTACAACAATTCAGTATTAAAGTTGAAGCAAGAAAAGCTAAACTAGAAGCTGAGATGATGGAAGAATTCCTAAAAGAGGAGAGAAAAATCATGGGTGAATTCGGTAATGATCCAATTGCTAAATTAAGAGCAAGAGAATTAGACCTTAGAGCAATGGATGATGAGAGAAAACGAGAAGAAGGTCAAGAAAAGATTAACCTAGATCGTATGAAAACTATGATGAATCAGGGTATTCAACAAGATAAACTAGATCAAAACGAAGAACTAGCTCATCTAAGAGCGGATACTTCTTTAGAAAAAACTCAAATGGGTATTGACGCGAAGATAGAAAATGATAGATTCAAACAAAGGGATGTAAGGATCTTGAAAGGTCCTCGAAGATAGTATATAAAAGGAGCATTATGCCAAGTTACGATTCAACAGCTAGAGTACCATTCGCTTCAGGCGGAAGAGTAGGTTCTAAGAAACCTAAAATCAAAAGAATTATTCTATGGAAAGGCAAAGCTAAAGATTGGCCAGGTGCTAAAAAAGCTGCTGAGAGAACTAACAAAGCTAAAGGTGGAATAGCTAGTGAATCTAAAAAAAAACAATTTAAAGAAAATCAGAAAAAAACAAAAGCAACTACTAAAGAATTTTTAAAACAATCTCCTTTAAATATTAAAGGTGCTTATGAAGGTTATAAAAGACTAGGTAAAAAGGCTATTGAGAAAGTAAAAAAACACAAGAAAAAAATTAAAAAAGGTGTTAAAACGGCCGCGTATATTTTAAACCCAGCGTCACTTGGTTTTCAACTAGGTAAAAAATTTAGAGATAAAAAAGCTAAAGGTGGAAGAGCTAAAGATTCTGTTCATAAACCAACGACTCATAGCTGGTGGTTATTAAATAGAAATAAAAGAGATAAAAAAGCTAAAGGTGGAAAAGCAGATAAGAATTGGATTCAAGGAGTAAACAAATCAATTAAGAAAAGAGGTACAAAAGGAGTTTGTACTGGTAAAAAATTTGGAAGTGCATCTTGCAAACCGGGTTCTAAAAGATATAACCTTGCAAAGACTTTCAAAAAAATGGCTAGAGCTAAACACGCAAGTGGTGGACTAGTTAGATTTATATAAGGAGAAACTATGTCAAAAGAATTAGGTGTAGGAAAAGACGGCTATCAAAAAGGTGGCATTAAAATAGAAGTTCCAAGTCAGAACATGAAAGTTGACCCAAGAGCTGCCACTGAAGTTGATGACCCTGCTAAAGATTATCTTCCAACAGGAGATAAAGTAAAAGTCAGAGGTACAAGACGTATGCTTTCTACTAAAAATAAAACAGCAACCTGGTACTAACATGTGGTTATCGGCAATTAAATTAGCCGTTTCTGCTGGAAGTAAAATTTATGCTAATAAGCAGAAAACGAAGATGGCTATGTCAGATGCACAGCTTATGCACGCCTCTCGTATGGCCTCTGGAGAGGAAGCTTACCAAGGAAAACTTTTAGAAGCCAGACAGTCAGACTGGAAAGACGAGGCAGTTTTGATAATTTTAAGTTTGCCCGTTTTGGTGCTCGCTTGGGCAGTCGTATCGGACGATCCGACAGCCATGGACAAGGTAAAATTGTTCTTTGATATGTTTTCCCAATTACCTAGTTGGTTCACAAATTTATGGATTCTTGTGGTTGCGTCGATATATGGTATAAAGGGTACGCAAATTTTCAGAAATGGAGGGGCAAAAAAATGATTAAAAGAATAATA